TCTCTGAAAGATGAGATGACCAAGATGAACAAGGATAAGGTGCGCGTGTTTCAGGCGGCGCCGACAGCGCTGCAGTTGTTGATTCGTAAGTATTATCTTCCGATATGCAGATTTTTGTCAGGCAATCCCTTGAAATCAGAATGTGCTGTGGGCATCAACCCACATAGTCCCGAGTGGGACATTTTGCACAAACACATTTCATCGAAAGGACTAAATTGCATGGCTGTTGATTACAAGAAGTATGATACTAGAATGCCGAGTCAGGTTGTGTATGCCGCCTTTGCAGTGTACATAAAATTGGCTAAGAAGTCTGGTAATTACTCCGCAGAAGACATCAAAATCATGCAAGGCATTGCCACTGAGATTGCGAATAGTTGCATCGCATTCAACGGTGAATTGATTTGCCTCATTGGTACGAATCCATCGGGACAAAATCTGACCGTCTACATCAACTCCATTGTCAATTCTCTATTACATCGGTGTGCTTTCTTTAGCATATATCCAGATGAAACGAGACCATTCTCCGAGGTTGCTGCGTTAGCAACATACGGGGATGACGCCAAGAGTACAGTAGATCCGTTGTATCCCAAATTCAACATGCAAACCTATTTCGAGTTTCTTCGTGAACACGATATCGAGATCACCATGGCAGATAAGGAAGCTGAGATCGTGCCCTATGTTGGGGTATTGGACGCAGATTTCTTGAAACGCAAGTCAATTTTCCATGAAGACTTGCAACTGTACATGGGAGCATTGGATATGGAATCAGTTTTCAAATCCATGCATGGTGGTTTGAAATCCATGGTACCTGATGACATCATTATGGCTGATGCTCTCGACAACAGCCTCCGTGAAGTCCTATATCACGGAAAAGAAATGTTTGATGATCATAAGAAGAAGGTCATGGAAGTCGCCACCGAACACAAAATTTCTCACCTGATGAAGTTGGGGGGAGAATCCTACGAATCTATGCTCTATGATTGGGCAAAGAAATTTGGAATGGAAAAAAGATTACCAACTACAAAATATGCGGAGGTAGCTGCATGCAAAACCAAAGACTCCTCACTCGCTCCGATTACGGATGGTCTTCGTATAGTTCCGTTAAACGAGGATTAGACGCTTGGCGAGTGGTGATCGTCCCACAAAAGGGATACCGGTATTTACCGGAGGTTGATCACCATCGGAACACACAATTTCGGGAATATAGTTCTGAAACCCGATCTTATATTTGGACTAATAATATACAAACTAAAACAAAACAAAAAC